AACGGGGATACCGGTGCTGGCCTGGGTGCAAGCCATCAAACAGGATGGACTGCCCTGGTGGCCAAGCTCATTTTCAATGGGTGGGCGGTGGACGCCGGTCGCAGTCAGGGCAATCAATACCCGCATTGACCGGCGTGCCGCCCGGCTCGGGGAGCGCTCTGTTAACCTGCGGCTTTTGCCGCTTTCGGGGGACGCCCGCGCCGTGCCGCCGGTTTGGCGGCAGGTTTGCGCGTACGCGGTTTATTCTGTTTTGGTGCGGGTTCTGCTTTGGGTTTCAGCGCGCGCTCGAGCTGTTCAATATCTTTTTTCACACCGATAGCCCGCTCTAGTTGGATCGCACGCTGCAGGTGCGCCAGCGCGTCGGTCAGACGGCCAGCCTCACGCAGCACGTAGCCGGTAATTTTGTGCAGCTTCGCGCGCACGATATCCGGCATGTCTGCCCGTTCGGTCAGTGCGATAGTGTCGAGCAGGAGTTGCAGCCCGACAGGCTGTTTCGCATCGAGCAGGCGCTGCGCTGACAGGGCGACCTCTTCAGCCAGTAAATACGGCGTGGTGCGGCGGTGGCCGCCGGTCGGCATGGTCAGGCCATAGATCATCGCATAGCGGGCAATCTCCAGCGCACCGGCGATGTCATCCGCATCGAGACGCCACAGCATGACGGTCATGACAATGTCATCCTGCGCCCCTTTTCCGGCGCTGAGCACACCCGACACCCACGGCAGCCAGAACGGCAGCAGCTCACGCTTTTTGTCTGCCTTGCGTTCATTGGAGCGGATTTGTTTTAACGTGCGACAGTCTGCGGCCAGCTTGACGAGCATCTGCTCATATGCAGTTGCATTGCGCAGCGGAGCAGCAGCCCGCCGCGCAGTTTCAGAGGCCGAGACCCGCATCATGTGACGCGCTGCGGGACTCGTCATGGCTTATTCCCCGCTTTCCGGTGCGGCAGGTGCAGTGAAGTCACCGAGGTTGATGTTTTCAATCAGGCAACCGGCGGCATAAGCCTCGACCACATAGTCAATATTCATCGACTCGTAGTTTTCGACACGATCCTTTTTCGGCTCCTCGATAATGGCGCGGCGGTGTGCATCATCCATGAAGTAAATCGACAGGTTATCGAGGCGCGTCACCATCAGGGCATTCGCCGGGAAGTACGGCACACGCACAGCAGGCAGGTTGCCGATACGCTTCTGGCTGATGATGATGTCAGCGGCCAGCGTTTCGCTGTTTTCCTGCGCCTTGTTAACCAGCGGGAAATATTTATCCGCCATCAGCTTACGGCCAGTGATAACAACGAGCTCCGGGTCATCCTGATAAATCTCATCAATCAGGTTGGTGGTCGCATCCATCACCAGCGCATCGAGGTTTTCATAGTCACCGTTTTTACCCACGCGGATCACATCGGAAATGACCTTGCCGTCATCATCGGTGACGTTGGACATCACGCGCGCGGCAGCTTCATTGCGGTATTTCTGCAACCAGCCCACCGCGACATCCTGCAGCATCGGATTCGTTTTGCGGTTGGAGGTCTCCGCGCGGGTGATACCGTTGAAACCGGCCATGATGAAATCGAGTGACTGACGCTTGATAATCGCGTCACGGATACGGGTCTGAAAGTCCTGGAAACGCGCCCACAGGTCGAGCTGTTTGTAACGGATATGGAAATCAAAGTTGATTTGCGCGCATTCGTATTTGTTGGATTCGAGCGCAGTGAAATCAGCGGTCTTACGCTCGTCATCAGCGGCGGTGTCCGTGGTGCTCGCAATCGTGCCGTTGACACCAACCCCGACCTTTTCGCCTTTCAGCTCGTCGACCGGCACGATATTGATTTTGGTCAGAAACGCGGATGACGCCTGCAGGGTGGTCATCAGGGTCTGCGTCACGGACGGCTCAACGGTGAATTTTTTCGCCACGTCATCGGTGTCGACGCCGTTCAGCTCCGCCACGCGGGACAGGTAAGCATTGAATTTAAAGCGGGTATCTTTACGCATTGTTATTCCTGTGTTTCTAAAAAGGGGCATCAGGCCGGGTGATACACACCCGGCAGGTCTGTCAGCAGTTGGTCAGCAGCTCGTCACCCGTCCCGCCTTTCGATTTCTCGCGGCGCGGCTGGCGATAGCTTTCGGTGTTATCGAGGGAGCTTTTCAGGGCGTTAAGCGCCTGCGCGCTTTGCGTGGTCTGGCTGGTCACGTCCTGCTTTAGCTGTGCAAAAGCGGTTTCCAGCTCAGTGACGCGCGTTTCGGTGGCGGTCAGGTTGGTCTGTACCTGCTCAGAAACGGCGGTCACCGCCTCATGCACATCTGCAAGACGGGCGTCATCGCTGACCTGTTTGCGGCTGAAAATCGATTTGACCTTGTCGGTCAGGCTGTTGAGCACAGTGTCGGGGACGTCTTCGAATTCCAGCTCTGCCAGCGTGGCAACGGAAAACAGATCGTCATGATGGGCTTTTTTACCGGCGAGCGGATTTTGCGTGGCGCGACTGCAGAATTCGAGGTATTCGGTGCCGAGGCTTGCCGGGTCATCGGTGACGGCAAGACCGACGAGATAGCACTTGCCGCTGTTGGCGAAGTTCGGGCGAATCTCCATCGAGGTGTAAACCTTCTGCCCGGCTTTCACCATGCTGACCAGCTCGTCGAGCGGCGCGATTTTGCCAAACAGAGCTTTTTTGCCGTTCAGTGCCGAGTCATCGCTGATGACTTCCGCTTTGACTTCGGTCACGTCGCCATAACGTTTGAGCACGCTGTCAGGCAGAATGCCGCGCAGGTGTTCGAGATTGATGCGACAGCCATAGACGCGCGGGTCGAAGGTGTCCGCCATGTCCTGAATATCTTCGCCGTTAATCACGCGGCCATCGCAGGTGTCACCCTCGACGCCGATGCGAAACCATTTAGAAACTTTCTTTGCCATTGTTCAGGTGTCCTGATGTTGGGTTTTCGGTTCGGGTGTAGTTTCCCGACTCCGCCCCACATCAGCCACCGCTTACAGACGTGCAACCCCTGATACAACAGAGGGTTAGCGATAATACCCGATGATTTCCTTAGCCTTGCCCCGTATTCACTGACACGAGGCAACCATGACCATTTCGACTGACCTCTCCCTTTTGCACGACCCGCGACGACAGGCACGCCTGCTGTTCTGGCAGGGGTTTTCCGTGCCACAAATTGCCGACACGCTGCAGGTCAAGCGCCCGACCGTGCAGAGCTGGAAACAGCGTGACGGATGGGAGGAAACCGCCCCGCTTAACCGCGTGGAATCCACGCTCGAGGCGCGCCTGATTCAGCTTTATGCAAAGCCTGACCTCACGCCGCATGACTTCAAGGTCGCTGACTTTCTGTCACGCCAGATGGAACGGCTCGCGCGCGTCAGCCGTTACGGCCAGACCGGAAACGAAGCTGATTTAAATCCCAATATTGCCAGCCGCAACAAGGGTGAACGCCGCAAGCCAAAACGTAACTTTTTCAGCGATGAGGCCATCGAAAAGCTCGAAGAGATTTTCTTCAGGCAGTCATTCGAATATCAGCGCCACTGGCACAAAGCCGGTATCGCGCACCGTATTCGCCACATCCTCAAATCGCGCCAGATTGGCGCCACGTTTTACTTTGCCCGCGAGTCATTGCTGCGCGCACTGAAAACCGGGCAAAACCAGATATTTTTGTCGGCCAGTAAGACGCAGGCTTACGTGTTCCGAAAGTACATCATCGCCTTTGCGCGCATGGTCGAGGTCGACCTGTCAGGCGACCCGATTGTCATCGGCAACAACGGCGCAGAGCTGATTTTTCTCGGGACCAATTCCAACACGGCGCAGAGTCATAACGGCGACCTGTATGTCGATGAAATCTTCTGGATCCCCAACTTTCAGAGACTGCGTAAAGTCGCCTCGGGGATGGCGTCGCAGTCCCACCTGCGCACCACCTACTTTTCAACGCCCTCGACGCTGGCACATGGCGCTTATCCGTTCTGGTCAGGTGAGCTGTTCAACCGGGGACGCAGCAGCGCCGCCGAGCGTGTCGACATCGATATCAGTCATAAGGCGCTGGCCGGGGGCGTGCTGTGCCCGGACGGCCAGTGGCGACAGATTGTCACCATCGAGGACGCGCTCGCCGAGGGATGCACGCTGTTTAATCTGGATCAGCTGAAACAGGAAAACAGCGCCGACGATTTCCGCAACCTCTTCATGTGTGAGTTTGTCGACGACAAGGCATCGGTATTCCCGTTCGAGGAGCTGCAGCGCTGCATGGTCGATGCGATGGAAGAATGGGAGGACTTCGAGCCGTTTTCCGACCGTCCGTTTAACTGGCGTCCGGTGTGGATTGGCTATGACCCGTCTCACACCGGTGACAGCGCAGGCTGTGCGGTACTGGCTCCGCCACTGGTTGCCGGTGGCAAGTTCCGCATCCTTGAGCGTCACCAGTGGAAAGGCATGGATTTTGCGACACAGGCGGAGGCCATCCGCGAGCTGACCGAAAAATACTGCGTCGAGTATATCGGCATCGATGCGACCGGCATCGGCCAGGGGGTTTACCAGCTCGTGCGCTCGTTTTTCCCGGCGGCGCGCGCCATTCGCTACACGCCGGAAATGAAAACCGCGATGGTGCTGAAAGCGAAAGACACCATCAGACGCGGATGTCTGGAATACGACGCCGGAGCAACCGACATCACACAGTCATTTATGGCTATCCGTAAAACCATGACCAGCAGCGGGCGCAGCTCCACCTATGAAGCCAGCCGCAGCGAAGAGGCCAGCCACGCGGATATCGCATGGGCAACCATGCACGCCCTGTTAAACGAGCCACTTTCCGCCGGTAGCGGCATGCATTCAACGTCAATTCTGGATATTAACTGATATGAAAAAACATCAGAAGAAACCCGCCACAACGGCCGCCAGCGCACCGCAAAAAATGGAGGCGTTCACCTTTGGCGAGCCCTCCGCCGTTCTGGATCGCCGCGATATCCTCGATTATGTCGAGTGCATCAATAACGGGAAATGGTACGAGCCGCCGGTCAATTTCTCAGGTCTGGCAAAAAGCCTGCGCGCCGCCGTGCATCACAGCTCGCCGATTTACGTGAAACGAAATATTCTGACGAGCACCTACATCCCGCACCCGCTCCTGTCGCGTCAGGATTTCAGCCGCCTCGTGCTGGATTATCTGGTCTTTGCCAACGGCTATCTTGAGAAACGCATGAGCGTTACCGGCCAGCTTTTAAAACTGGAAACATCACCCGCTAAATATACCCGTCGTGGCGTCGAGGATGGCGTTTACTGGTACATATCGAGCTTTAACAACCCGCATCAGTTCGCACCCGGCTCGGTGTTTCACCTGCTCGAGCCTGACATCAATCAGGAGCTGTACGGCATGCCGGAATACCTGAGCGCACTCAATTCCGCCTGGCTGAATGAATCCGCCACCCTGTTTCGTCGCAAGTATTACCAGAATGGCGCGCACGCGGGTTACATCATGTACGTCACCGACGCGGCACAAAGCAGCACCGACGTCGAGTCGCTGCGTTCTGCAATGCGTGATTCAAAGGGACTCGGGAATTTTAAAAACCTGTTTTTCTACGCGCCCAACGGGAAACCGGATGGCATCAAGATTGTGCCGCTGAGTGAGGTCGCCACGAAAGATGACTTTTTCAATATTAAAAAGGTGAGCGCCGCTGACCTGCTCGATGCGCACCGCGTACCGTTCCAGCTCATGGGCGGCAAGCCAGAAAATATTGGCTCAATGGGAGATGTTGAGAAGGTGGCGCGGGTGTTTGTGCGTAATGAGCTCAACCCACTGCAGGAGCGCTTTAAAGAGATTAACGACTGGCTCGGAATGGAGGTGATCCGCTTTAAAGATTACAGCCTCGAATCAGAATAACCCTGCAAAAATTGCCGCCTCCGGGCGGCCTCATCCCTGACAGCCTCAGACACATCACACGCCACGCAATCCCACCGACACATCATCACAGACATGTAAAACATCAGCGCCGTCACGACGCCCACAGATGCATAAAATTAAATGCTGTCACCACCTCTGGCGCGCAGTGCTATCCCCGCCTCGCCTGCCCGCTTAAGAGGGCGGTTTTAATGCAGTTGCATGATCTACGCGACATCACGCAATATCTGAGGATAGACAGGAAAAAACGCGGTCAATACCTCACGCAAAAAAATGCATGTAACGAATGCAACAAAAAATCTAAAAATTTTAATGAAAAGAACTATTGTAAGTCGGCTAGTACACCTTGTTTTTGAAAATGCTCGAGTATGTTTAAACTATGCTCTAGCAAGATTTTACTGCGCTCGGGATCAAACCATGTTCCATTAAACTTTGCCCCATGAAACAAATTATTTCTAACCCGCCCAATATATCCAAACAGTACCTGAACGTTCTGCTCATTATTACTTACATTTCCCCAAACAACCTTACCATTAACAACCTCTTGTTTTTTAGGTGGATTTTGAAGAATATACTCACCTGATGGTAATGTCTCCCCTAACAAATGAGCATAATCCTTACCAATTTTCTCGTTAACAAACCTATCCCAATCAACTATAATTTTCGTGCGTGAAACCTGAAAATACCCCATCGACTTCATATAGAATTCATACTGCGCAAATAGTTTAAAGAAACGAAGTGCGAGCATATCTAGTTCATCAGCCATCATTACCATCCTATTTTTATTTTCTCTTAAAGAGAAACGGAAGAGTATCTTTTTCATCCCAAAACTTCAAACTACGCTTTTCATCTAATTCTTTTTTAAGTGACTCGACTCTGTTAATAGTTTCATAGTCACCTCGCGCTTTTGCATCCATGATTGAAAAATCAAATAGCTGTTTCCTAAACTTCGATACAATAGTTCTTCTTTCAATACACTGTTTTAACAATTCAAACAAATATTTAAAAGCTAAATTATTCTCCGCTATATCTGCAAGGCCATGCTCATACTCATGGCTTACATCTTCCCAATCAACAAGCACATCCGCTTCTTTATCGAAGTGGCAAGGTAAAACTTTACTAGATGGCTTGCCACTCATAATTTTCACACCAGCTTTTTTATAAGCTTTAGCTACTAATTCAGAGCAAAATGATGAATACTCATTGCCTTCAAAAAAGACAAACATATTATATTTCTGCCTTGCAAAATATAACCCAGAAGTATTTAGCGCCTCAACCTGTACCTCTTCAAGTCCTTTTTTTCTGATCACCCTCCAATTTCCCTCACATGTTTCTAACTCCTTGTCGATAGAAGTTAAATGAACCCCTCCATCACTAGTAGCATGAATAAATAAACCACCACCTAGACTTAACGCAACATGACTAGACTTAGCCTTTAAGTAAAAGGCTTTTTGTGCATACAAAATTGCATCTGATTTTTTACCAATGCCCTTTACAAGTAAAACGTCACCGGGTTTCAAGTTATCGCCCTCAAGAAACATAATAAACTGATTAATTATCAAAAAAAATATTGAACAAAGTTTAACATAAAGATGAACTTCACTTCCAGCTACGAAGTCAAATCGGACATGCAGCAACTTTACGCAATTCATTTCACAAATACTCTACTGCTATTTTGATTAAGTTAAGTGACTTCCCATTTGTTTGGTCGCGAATGTGACGAATCACACCCTCTCAATATAGGTATGGCTTGATTAGACGGCACAGATGTCATTTTTGGTTCGCTATCATGGGCAAGCTTTCCACAGTTATTGACAGGACTCCGAGGCGCGGCAATGCCGCTTTTGGTAATGACTCCAACTTATTGATAGTGTTTTATGTTCAGATAATGCCCGATGACTTTGTCATGCAGCTCCACCGATTTTGAGAACGACAGCGACTTCCGTCCCAGCCGTGCCAGGTGCTGCCTCAGATTCAGGTTATGCCGCTC